CCTCGTTCTCCTGCCTCGTTCCCCGGTTCTGGTATATGTCAAGCGTCGTCTGGCGCGGGCTCTGCCCCGCCAGCTCCGCCTGTACGCTCTGTGGCGCGTTTAACGCGCCACTCTCGCTTTGGACGGCCTGTGCCCCGGTCGTTATGCCTCCCGCGCCAGCCGCGCCCTGAGCGGCGTTCTGTGCGCCGTTGTCGACGCTCTCCTGTTCAGCCTGCGCTTCCTGACTTCGGGAGAATCCGCCGGTCATGGCATTGCTCGCCGCACTCAAGGCGCTTCCAACAACAAAGTCGTTCAAAAGCTCCTCGGCCTTCGGCCAGTCGACCGTAATCCGGTCGTCGCCGGTAACGGCCAGCGCCCCCGCGTCGATAAGCGGGTTTAGTGCGTCCTCGACAACTTCCTCAAGCCCCTCGTAGAAAACGTCGGCAGGCTTCGATGCAAGCACGTTCATAATACGGCTATCGCCGAAAACACGTCCAAGCAGTTTGTTCACAGCGCCCGCGTCTGCGTCATAGAAGGGGTTGCCGCCGAACAGGCGTTCGCTTATGTACGATACGCCCGCGCTTTTTACGCCCGCCAGAACCTGACCGTTCACGCCGAATCCTTTTTCCGCCGCGTCCTGCGCTCCATAGCCGAACGAACGCACGAGCATGGAGGGAATAGCATTACCGTTGCCAACGAGCGCATCGAAATACATCTGCATACCGGCCACGCCGACATTCGTCATGAGATCCCCGAGTTTTGTATTCCCAAGGATCCTTTTTGCCTCGCTCTGATATTCGGCCGAAGATTCAGCGTTCCTGCTCGCCCCTTGCCGCAGCCAGTTTTCCGCCCGGCGGAGCTGTTCGGCATTGCCGGTGTTCGTGTACTCATCCACATTAGCGGCAAGCCCCGCGACGGTTGCAAGCGCACTTGCCGTGCCGGAGGCGCTGCTGTCAACCGCCGCTCCCGTTGCCTCCGAAGCCCACATAACGGGGTTTTCAACGAAGTTCCTAATTGTGCTTCCCGCTAGGCGGATTTGCTCAATCGCGCGCTCTTGCGGCGTATTTGGCGTGCGTTCGATGGTCGTCATCTCATCCGTCTGGCCGCGCTTCATGGCGGCGCTCAGACTGGGCGCGCTCGCCGCGCCGCTGCGGATGCTGATGGAGGGGGCGCTCGATTTGCTTTCCGGGGCGTTTGCGTCTCCCTTCGTCCGCATCAGCCGCAAAGACTTAGCCGCCGGAGCCTTGCCGGAGGAATCGGAACTGGAAGAAACAGAGGGACTTCCAACGCTCTGAACAACGGCCTGCGCCAGCGCCGGATTCGGCTTTGCGGCGTTTGGCAATGAAACTCTCGTGGGGCTTGTCCCGGCGTTTTTTGTCAAAGGCGTCTGAATAACCTGCTTTGCCGCCGGAGCTTCGCTGTTCGCATCCCGCTTTTTCTTGGTCGTGCGGTTCGCGTAAATGTCGCGAACCGTCGTTTTTTTCCGCAATGCCATATGTGCCCTCCGTCAGCGGGTGGCGTTGTATCGCGTACCGCCTCCGCCGCCTGTCGTTTCCTTGCCCGTTCCGCTACCGCTTCGTACAAGAATGTTGTCAAGATTTTTCATAGTTCCGGGCGTCATGTCTATCCCGCCGGAACTCCCGCCCGACGATCTGGATTTTGAAAGCTTCGACTTAATGCTGTTGCCTCTAACGGAATCAACCAGACCGGGCGTCCAGCTGCTGCCGCCTCCGCCGCTGTAGCTGCCGCCGGAGCGGCTGTAGCCGCCGCCGGAACCGCCCCCGGAACCGCCGCCGTTTAGAAGCGACCAATAGGCTTCCATCTGCGCGATCTGCTCCGGCGTGTAGCCAAGCGCTTCGTAGCCGGAGAAATCGCCGTAAGCGGCCAGCGTCTCGGCCTGCTGTCGCGCCCGGTCGTATGCCTCCGCATCCGCCGTCCGCTCCCACTCGGCGCTGTACTGCCGGTTGGCAAGATTCGCCTGATACGCCCGGTAATACTCGTCCGCCTGCGCCTGCGCCACGTCCACGACCGACTGCGCCGCCTTCTGATACTCGCCCAGAAGCGCCGCCGCCCTCTCGTAGTCGTTTTCCTTGACGGCCTGCGCCACGCTGTCCTGATACCCCTGCTTCAGTTTGCTGATCTGAAGCTGTGCGTCCGCCGTCGCGTTCGCCTGCGCCACGCCGATATCGTTCAGGTCGTTTTGAAGCTGGTTGGAATAGGCAAGCTGCGCCTGACTTCCGGCCCCGCTGTTCACGCCGCTGTTCGCCGCGTATTCCGCAAACGCCTTGCGCTGTTTCTCGTATTCGGCCTCCGCGTTGTTCCTCTGCGGACGGTACGCCCCCGGAATCTTCTCCAGAGCCGCGTTTGCGTCCATCATGTTCTGGTTGTACGCGCTCTCCAGCGCCGCAATGCTCGATTCCTGCTTGGCGTCGTAGGTCTGATTTACTTTGTCCTCCTGCGCCTCGTAGCTGGGAAGCTCCTTCGCTTCATAGTCGTCCAGCGGCGGCGCAGAGACCGTATACGATTCCCGGTAAGATGCTGCCATGCTTTATATCCTCCTTATGCCGTGCGCTTCCACATATACACGGCCAGATACGGCGGCATATTGTTGTGTGGCTGACCGCCGCCTGCGCTTCCGCTCGTTCTCGTATAATCGCCCCATCCCGTACTTCCGAGTACCACCTTCGTCTCGGACGATGCGTCATAGGTGGGGAACCCGGCGTAGCTGTGGCTATGGCTCGGTATTTCCTCCACGGTCAGCGTGTGTTCCGCCTCGCCGCCTGTCGCTCCGGCGGAATATGTCTCGTCCGCGCCCAGAAGGAACCGACCGCCCACGCTTTCCCATGTACCGCCGAAAAGCGTCGCCGGGCTCGTTTCGGAAACGCTTATATAAACAGAGCCGACGGGGTACACGAGCGGCCATATATCGCTCCACTTCATCCATTCGGAATCCGTGATATCGGCCATGGTGTGCGTATGCACGGCGTTTGCTTTCCCGCCAAGCGCTGTGTCCAGCCCCTCCACGTCCTCCGTCGTGTGCGTGTGAACGGCCGCGGCCTTCCCGGCAAGTGCCGCGTCCAAAGCGGTCTGATTCATGGTCAGCGTGTCCAGCACGCTTTTATTGCCGTGGGTATGCTGGTCTTTTATCAACCCGTTCACGGCGCCAACGAGAACGTTGTTGATATACTCCTTGATGCCGGCCGCCGCCGAATCAAACTTTGCCTTGAGCTGGGCGGCGGTGAGACCTCCAACCGTGTTCGGCTTGTCCGCCAGTGCGGAGATCACATTCGTTTCTGTCGTACAATAGGAAACGCTCATGGTTGCCCTCCTTTATCTCGATTCGCCGCCGAACGTGACGTTCAGCGCGACGGAAGTCACCGTCGCATTGGAATCCGTCCGGTTGGCCTGAAATATCATTTTGCAGAATATGAATTTCCGCATCCGGAGACGCAGATGGGAAACGCGCATCATTTTGTCGTAGCCAAAGCTCACGTCGCCGAAATCCAAGTCCTCAAAGTCCAGCGTATCGCCCTCCGGCTCGTCCACCTCCACGGTCACGCTTTTTTCGTATCGGTCTGTCCGAGCCGAAACAACGACCTCGCCGTCCGCGATGGGCGAATACGCAAGCCACAGTTCGCAGAAATACTTCTCGTGCGAGTAATCCCCAAAGTCGATGCTTCCGCTTTCCCAGTAAGCGAGAATGGCGTCTCCGTCGTCGTCCCGGTACTGGTCGGAGACGTGCCGAAGCTTACCCTCGCTGTCCCCGGTGTAAAGCTCTCCGCCGTGGCGCGCAAAGCAGGACGCCGGGAAATTGTAGTAGCTGTACCACACATCGTTTACATAGTTGTGGACAAGCGCCACGGAGCCGTAAACAACGTAATACTCCTGCGCGGCGTTGTCGTCCCAGCAGCGGCACTCGTTGAGCGCGAAGGTCGAAAGCGTCTTTCGCACGCGGTCGCTTATGCGCTTGGCCTGCCGCTCGTCCACGGTAAGATTGGCGGTATATGAGCTGTTGTTTTTCCACTCGTATATGGCCCCTGCGCAAAGCGTCCGTACCGAGTTGAGAACGAGCTGGCATTGCCCCGGTGCCTCGTTCCCAAGCGAACGGTTCGCCGGCGTCAGAAAGAATATCGGGACGACCGTCCCGTCTGCCAGCGTCTGCGACGAGGAAGAAACGGTGTAAAGCTCCGTCGGCTTCGTGACGATCAGGCGTGAATAGTGCTTCATCGCTCCCGTTACCGGCGTGTTTGCCGCGCCGACCGATATCTCGTACAGATCGGGGAAGTAATCCGCCCGCGGCTGTCCGTCGTAGTCGATTCCGCTGTACAAAAGCCGGTTGCTCCCGTCGCCGTAGATGAAAACGCGGTTGTCGCTCATGCCGTTATACAGCTCCGCATACCGCATTCCGGTAACTTCCGCCCTCTGCGTCTGCGGGTATGTCCACGCGACTTCAATCGTGCTCACGCCCTCGGCCGGAGCGGTCGTGAACGTCACCTTGCCATTTGTCGCGTCGGCGGTGTAATCTGTTCCCGCCGTGTAGACCGTGCCGGTCGCCCGGTTTTTCACGCTGTCTATGCTTGTCAGCCCCGATTCCGGCAAAACAAACTCGACGGCCTTGCCGTCCGGGGAGAACCAGCACCGGCGCTTTCCGTTCAGCCGATTCACGGATTCCAGCATCGTCCCGCCACCGGCCGGGGCAACCGCCACGGAAACAACCGGGATATATCCCTCCACGTCAGAAAGAGACGTTCCGTCATATACCTTGTATTCTGCGCCAGTCAGGATATAGGCGCAGCTTCCGAAGCCGAAAATGGTCACGTCTCCCGTCGTCGTGAGCGCCCCCAGCGATTCCTTCGCCCATACGCCGTTTGTCTCGGTCAGTTTCCACAACGCGCCGTTCGCCGCCGAAAGAAACATGTCCTGCTCCTTCACGCGGCCGCTCCAAAGCGCCCGGACGTGACCGCCCAGTTCCAGCACTATCCGCGTTCCGGGACGGCGCTTTAGATTGCCGTCCTCCGTGATGCGCCAGTTCCGCGCGCTCACAGCCTCTCCGTATTTCAGTTTTGTATCGCCGTCCGGCGCCTCGTTCAGCCCAAGCCAGCGGTCAACGCGGAACGACTTTGTGACCGCCCGTCTTATCGTTGCCATGTCCCAGCCCTCCTGTCACGCCGTCCGCTGCCAGACGTACACGGCCAGATACGGCGGCATATTGTTATGCGGCTCACCGCTGCCGGACAAGACGATACCGCTCGAATCCGTGCTCGCGTTCGACTGCTCGCCCTTGTTCGTGTAGCTGTAGCCGAAGCTCGTCGAGCCGGCGGAATCGGCGTAGTAGGCCGCGTGCGTGTGCGGACCGTTCTGCGCCGCCGTCAGCGACACGGACGCCTCGCCGCCCGTGCTCCCGGCCGCGTAGGTGCCGCCCGCCGCCAGTAGGAACTTATCCTCGATGCGCTCCCACGTCCCGCCGCCGAAAAGCGTCGCCGGGGACGTGCTGTTCACACTCAGGTATATCGACCCCACCGGGTATATCGCGTCGAGAAGGTCTGAAATCCCGATGGGCGTATACCCAAGCGCCGCCGAGATGTTCGCCGACGTCACGCTCGCGTCGCTTCCCGCCGGTCCCGTCGCGCCCGTAGGCCCGGTAGGCCCCGGAACGGTCGAATCCGCCCCACCCGGCCCCGTTGCTCCCGTCGGCCCCGTTGGCCCGGTATTTCCCTGTGGACCAGCAGGGCCTGTGTCACCAGCCGCTCCGGGCGTTCCGTCCGCGCCGGCCGGTCCCGTGGGGCCAATCGGCCCGGTGTCGCCTTTTGCGCCGTCCGAGCCGGGATTGCCCTGCTCGCCCTGCGGCCCCGTGGGGCCGATAGGCCCCGTGTTTCCCTGCTTGCCCTGCGGCCCGGTTGCGCCGGTTGCACCAGTCGGGCCGGTTGCGCCTGCAGCACCCGTAGGGCCTTGCGGTCCCTGCGAACCTGTGTCGCCCTGCGGTCCCTGTATCTGCCCGACGTTGATCCAGTCGTTATCCGCCGCAGACCACACATACAGATACCCGCCGACGAGATAGCTGTCGCCCGGATTACCCGTCGGATGCGCCGCTTTCAACTGCTCGACCGTATCGTAGCTTCCGAGGATGGAAACGCCCGTACCGTCCGCGCCCTTGGCTCCCGTAGGGCCAGTCGGCCCGGTCGGTCCCGTAGCGCCGTCCGCCCCCTTTGCCCCATCTGCGCCCGGCGTCCCGTCCGTCCCCGCGGGGCCGGTTGGGCCCGTGGGGCCGGTGTCGCCTTTATCGCCTTTTTCTCCCTGCGGCCCGGCCGGGCCAGTAAGCCCGCGAGACGGCTTTCCGCTGTCCTCGCTGCCGTAGTACCAGTTTCCGTTTTCCCCTATCGTCGGGGTGATGCCGTCCTTGCCCGGCGCGCCGTCCTCGCCCGGGGCTCCCTTCATGCCAAGCTCAAGCGACGCCGCCAGAACTTCATTTTCGAGCGCGAGCTCCATCGGTATATCCATGCAGATCACTCCCATGCGCCGGACGCGGTAAGCGAATCGGTGTAAGCGTCCGTGATCGTTTCAAATTCCTGCGGGAAGCCTCGCGCGATCAGCGCGCGCAGTTCCTCGTACCGCTGCTGCAAAAAAGACGCGAGGTTCGGGTCTTCCGTCGCCATGAGCTGCGCCGCCAGCCCATAGGGCAGGACGGTATGACAGCAGTAGTCGTCAAGTGCCAGCGTATCGGAAAGGCTCTGTATGCGCGCAATGACCGGCCTCGTCCCGTCGTCCGTCTTGGCAAACGTGTCCGAATACGGGTAAAGCTCGCCCGCAAGCTGATTGATGATGTGTACGGCGCGTATGCTGTACTCCCTCGTGTCGTCGCCCACGTTATCCGCAAGCGACATGGCAATGTCAAATATCAGTTTCCCCGTCGCCATCGTTTTCCTCCTCCGTGTCCTGCCGCAGATTCGCAAGATATGTCCGGAACGTCTCGCACGGCATGAAATCCATCTTTGTGTTTGCCTGCTCCTCCAAATATATCTTTCGGATATAGGCAGCTGAAACGTATACCTCTATCGGCTTGAAGCAGCGCAGATAAAAAGCGCAGATAGCGCCCCACGACGCGGCCGCTTCGTCCGGCGCGTTCGCCATGACCGCCTCATGCATGAAATAAAGCCGGCACAAGATCGTCGCAACGTGATTGCGTATGATCTCGCGGTTCAGGTCGCGCTTTTTCATCTCGTCACAGGCCCATATCATGTTTTCCACAAAGCCCGTGTGGCCGTGGGCGTATGCGTATTCTCCGTGATTCGCCCTTGTGATGGTGTTGTATGCCCAGTGCCAGCAATACACCGTCTGTGGGATGTGTTTAACGCGGTCTGTAAGCGCCGCACATACGCAGTTGAAGCCTACGTCCTCGTTCGCCCGCGTGTCGTTGAAGCGAATACGGAAGCGGTCAAGAAAGCGCCTGCGATAGAGCTTCGCGAATACCCATACCATGTTTGCCGGATGCGGAACCATCACGCCGTTCTCCGTTTCCTCGATGAACGCGCCGGACACGATATCCAGATCGTCCCGCACAATGGTCTGCGCCATCTTCTCAAGGCCAAGCGAGCATTCGAGCGTGTCGTCCGCGTCCATGAAAAACACGAAGTCGCCGTCCGTCTCGTCAAGGCCGACCTGCCGCGCGTGGCCGGGGCCTCGGTTTTCCTCAAGAGTGATAACGGTTATGTCCATCCCGGTTCCGATGAAGCGCTCCGCAATGTCCGCGAGCTGTCCGTCCCCGGAAGCGTCGTCCACGACCGTTACGCAGATGTGCTCAAGCGCCGTCTGCATGGCGACGCTCGCAAGCGCCCTCGGAAGCGTCTGCGCCGCCTTGTAATACGGGATAATGATGTCTATGCTGTATTCGCCAGGCTCCATAGTTTCCCCTTTCAAAAAGCGGGGAGGGAAGCCCCCTCCCCGCACGCAAAATCAGTTGGCGTAGGTCTTGTCCTCCACGACGCCGCTCTGGAACATGGCCGCGTTGGAGTTGGGTTTGGCGGCAACGCGGATGAGGTGCTTGCCGTTGGAATCGGTCGCCGCGTTGTTCAGGTCAGCGTAGGTGATGCTGCCGGAATTCGCGCCGATGTGCTTGGCGCTGTTGGAGTAACGCGGGTCGGAACCGTCGGTCGTGTAGTACAGGTCGGCCCCGGCGGTCGTGGTTTTCACCGTGAACGCGGTGTTAGTGCTGTCGTTGGTGATCGTGGGCGTGTTGATCTGGTAGGTGTCCTCAACGCACACGAGCGCGCCGTTTGCCTTGGCTCCCAGAACAAAGGCGTCGTGGTATTCGCGGTACTCCACCAGATTGCCGGAAATGCCGGGAGGGTCGTTGTGGATTTTGTAGTCCTTCAGCTTCTGCGGAGCAAGCAGAGCGTCCTTTCGCGTCACCATCCACAGGACGCCCTTCGGGAAGTAGCTCGTCGGAAGCTTGCGGACGTCCATGCCGTCGATCTCACCGACGACGCCCTTCTGGAGCCCGCTCTTGCCAAGGTCGGCCGCAGAAATGAAGTCCGGGTTCTGCTTGAGCAGCTTGTAATACTTCGAGCTGACCGCAAGCGTGCGGCTCCCGTCGGGAACGCCCGCATCGTCCATGGCCTCGGTGCAGTCCATGATGTTCTCGGTAATGGTGTTCTTGGTCACCTTGGAGGCGTTCACCGCAAAAACCGTGCCGGCATTGTGGGCCCACTTGTCCAGACGATATTTGTCCACGGCGGGAATGGCAACCTCGTCGATATTACGGCGCAGCGTGGAGTTTGCCGCCTTGATGTTCATCTGGTCTTCGTTGTTGCCCTTGTCCACCGTGTAGGTAAAAGCAACGTCCTTCTTGACCTCCAGCACCTGGATGCTGTCGCCAAGCTCATGCGGCGTTCCGTAGCGGTTGCTCGATGCGTTGCGGTCGTAGTCGACAAGCTCGACCACGCCGACGGACGGAATCTCGATGGTGCGAACGCCGGCCCATGAATACTCCGTCGAGAACATCCCGTCGGTAAGCGACTGCCGCTTGTAGCGCTCGGCTACCTTCTTTTCAAATTTCTTTGCAAGGTTGATTGTAGTGGTAGGCATTTTTCATTTCTCCTTATTCCGCCTCCCACTTTCGGGAGGCTGTATTAGTCGTCGAAGCCGGCAAAAATGTCAAACTTCGGCTTGGGCTCTTTGCCCGATGTGCTCATGCTGCCCGTAGACCGGGCGGTGTTTTTCTCCTTCTGCTTCCTCACGGCCGCTTCGTTTTTCAGGCGGGTGTTTTCCTCCCGCAGCCCCTTCAGCTCGTACAGGCCGTAGGCGTCGGTCAGGCTCATGCCGTCCTGCACGCGCTGCCAGACCTCGGCGGGGATATCCTGCGCCTTGACATTGGGGTTAGCCTTGGAAAACGCGAGAAAGTCCTTCCGGCGCTTTTCCTCCGCTGCCGTCTGCTCGGCGCTTTGCTCGCCGGCCTTGCGGCTGTCCGCAAGCTCCTGTTCCAAGCGCCTGAGCTTGGCCCTTTCCAGCGCCACGGCCGGCTCCACGCCGTCCGTCTCTGCAATAAGCCCGGCCCGCAGGTTGTCCACGATGGCGTCTACCGTCGTGCCGTCATGCTTTGCCAGCTCCTGCAAAAGCGCCTCGTGCGCGTTCTCCGCCTTTCTGTACGATTCGTTCAGCGCCCGTATGCGGTCGTAGTCCAGCCCCTTCTGGGCCAGCCCCTTCATTTCCTCCAGCGTGACGGAATGTTCCTGATCCATGTGCCGAAGCACAAAGCGCTGGTCTCCCGCTTCCTGCCCGGCGTCCTGTTCATCCTCCGATTCGTCCCCGCTGTCCGGCGCGCCGTCTCCGGCCTCCGGCTCGTCCTGCGCTTCGTCCTCCGCTTCCGCTTCGCCGGCGTCGGTGTCGGTATCGGGCTGATCGTTCCCTTCCTCGCCCCCGTCGTCGTCCCAGCCGGAATCAAGAGCCTCGTCGCTGATCTCAACTTCGCTCTCGTTAAAAAGTTCGTCCATGTCGTGTTCCTTTCTGCGCTATGGTCGGCGCGTCCATTCACTTACAGCCTCCCGTTGGTATCCCGGCAGGCTGTGGCCTGTTCCTTCCGGCACGTCAGGATATATATCCGTCGTGCAATATTCCATCCACGGGGCGAGACTGGACAGGAGAGGCAAGCGCCATCCCGCCCCCCGTCATCGCCCGCATCTGAATGTCAACGTCCATCCCGGCCTCCATCCGCAGCGTCTGTTCCTGCGTCAGCGTAAATTCGATATACGCCGTATCGCCGTCCACGGTCATGCTGCAATCGGAGTTATCCACGGTAAAAAGCTCCTTCCCGTTCTGGGAGAAGGTGATGTAGTAATTGCCAAGCTCCGCCGCCGCTGCCGCGGCTGTCACGAGCCTGACCGTCGGCGTGGTGCCGCGAAACATGCCCCCGCCTCCTTACTCTGCCGCTTTCTTCTCGGGCTTGATGTATACCTCGTACCCGTCCGCTTTCAGCTGATCGGACAGCTTTTCGGCGTTTTCCTTTTTGGCGAACGCGCCGAGCTGGACGTGATACAGAAACTCCGGGATAACGGTCTGCTCCGGCTCGTCCGCGCTGGCCGATGCTTTGTACTTCACGCCGAAGTAATCGCACACACCGTGACAGATGGCCTCCGCGATATCCTGCGTGTGCTCGACGATCCACTTCGCCGCTGTCGCGTTGTCGTGGAAATCGACCTCGATATAGGCCGTGGGCGCGGCCGGGTGCTTGATCTCGTACAGTCCCGGCGCGGCCGTGATGTTCTCGCTTGTGCCCGGTGTGATGGGCGCAAGGTACTTGAATATAGCCTTACAAGCCGCATAGCCATAGCCGGACGTGTCATAGGCCATCAGGCGCGTGCCGGAAACCTTTCCGTTGTAGGCGTTGGAATGCACGGGGATATACAGGTCAGCGCCCCATTTGTTCGCAGCGGCCACGCGGTCAGCCATCGAATAATACTGCATCAGCTTTGTTTCAAAGCCGCAGCGCGCAAGCGCCGTCTGGAGCGCCACGCCGATCTTGCCGCACTGGATGGCCTCGGTCGTGTTGCCGTAAGCGTACAGGTTCCGCGTCTGGTTCGACGGGGAGATAAAGATTTTCTCAGCCATGATTTTCTCCTTTCTCTTCCTCCGTGCCGGAGCTTCCGGCCGTCTTGTTGTAGCTGGCGCTGGCGATGCCACATATCGCGCCGAGGAAGGTATCCACGGCTGTTATCGTCCCGACCACCTGATCGGCAAACGGCCAGTTCCAGATTCCCGCCATCGCGAAATACAGCGTTCCCACGGCCGGCAGCGCAATGAGCGCGATCCACTTGATCGCATCGTACAGTTTGTTGGACAGCTTCATGTTGTTCGCCCCTTTCTTATGTGTTTCTCCCGTCCTTCAGGAGTTGGATATCCGCTTCATGCTTGTGCAGCATTTCGTCCTGCTCGTCGTTGTGCTCCCAGATGCGCTTATGCGCCTCGTGGTTTCGCTGCTCGTAACTGCCCTGATTGCTTTTCAGGCCGTCCAGAAGCACGGTCAGCTTCGTAATGCTTGTGTTCAGCTTGATGATCGGCGCCACGATGGCGGACACGAGCCCTACCAGCGCCATGATCACACCGACTACCTGCCATTCGTTCATTCCGCCGGCACCTCCCCCGTTTCGTTGATAGCTCGCTGCAAAGCGCCGTAACCGCGGCCGCCCTCGATCTCGCCGATGGCCTGATTGCCGGGCTGAGATGTCGGCTCCGGCGCGGCCTTCGCGCCCTCTCGCTCTTTCATAGCCGCCAGAAGCTCCGCCTGCTTCGGCAGGAAATCCGAAGGAAGCCTCTCTATGCCCTCGCTCGGGAGCATGAGCCCCTGCTTGACCCATTCGGATATGGTGGTGATCGTCGCGATCTCCGAGAAATAGCTCGAAGCGCCCACGTCAAGCTTCAGCTCCAGCGAAATATCCTTGAGCGTCCCATAGTCAAAGTCGGTCGTGACCGTCCCGCTTTCCTCCACGTCCGGGTGTGTCTCGGCGGCAAATTCCATCGCCTCGCTCACCTTATCCGGCGTCTTGGTCACGATGCTGCGTTTGCCATAGTAGAAGGCCATAAACTCCACATAAACGCGGAACAGATCTTCAATGCAGCCGTAGAACTGCTGCTTTGTCAGCTCCATGGGGGTAGCGCTCGCCTTTTGCAGGGCGATGATGGCGGACGTATTGTCCGGCCTCGTGTCGCCAAGCGCCGCCGACGTGACGCCCATACAGCGCTCGGTCTGCTCGATCAAAGCCTGCATAAGCTGGAACGCCTGCGGGCTCGGCGCGCCCGGCGTCAGTATCTTCGCCACGTTGTCCATATCCCCGCCGTTGCAGGGGATGGCTACTCCCACCTGATTCGTCCAGTTCCGTATCCGTGTCCGGTCGTACATGACCTTCGGGAATCCAAGGTTCATGTTCGCCAGAATGTGCGCCGCCCACAGCTTGTTCGTGGAAACCTGATTTGGGATAAGCCCCGTCACCTCGGCCTGCCCGTGATAGCAGTCCTGCACGAAATCCCAGTTGAGCCAGACAATGGGATACAGGCGGATCATCAGATTGGTCGGCTCCTTGAGCTGCACGCTCTTGGTGCTCTCATAGCTCCATATCTCGCCGCTGTCCGGGTCTCGCCACAAGAACACGAGCGCCGTTACCTTGTCGTCCGTCCGCTTGACGGAATCCATAGCCTTGTCGTCCTCGTCCGCCGTGATGGAATCGAAGTCCTTCACGCCCGCCAGCTCCGCCATGTGCTTCACTGTCCGCAACGGATAGTAGCGCTTGATGATGATATACGGCTGCTTCTGCACGCGCCGCTCGTTCTGGTCGCCGAACAGGACGCGGGTATTTTGCAGTATTTCCGTTGCGATCTGGCCGTCTATGGTCTGATCTCCAAGCCGGCCCGTCGCCGTCACGTCCGTATCCCAGTAGGTGTACATGCATCCGTCGCCGTCTACGGCCGCGTTGCGGCAGAATTCACGGCTCAGCCGCACGACCTTGCACCGCTCCATAAGCGCGTCGCACTCCTCTGTCACAATGCGCGCCGGCTCAAAAAGCGCCTCGTTGCGCGCCGAAGGCCCAAGCGGGGATGCGTTCACTTTCAGATTGTCGCTCGAAATGGTAGCAACCTTGAACATTACCGTCCGCTTTATGAAGTTCAGGACTGGCGTTGGAAGTCCGTTCGCCGTCACGCCCTCCCATTGCTTGCCGATGAACATGTTCTCGTTATCCCGCACCGTGTCGTAAAGCCGTATGCGGTCGTTGTAGCTCTCTCCGGCCTCGTAAAGCTTCCAGACCGCTTCCGGCGAGATATCCCCGTCGAAAAGAAGCGCGGTATTGCTCTTAGCGTCCGCCATGGTCATTCCCCCTCATGCCCGGCGTAACGTATCCAAAAATGGACGCCATGCCGTCGTTCATCGTCTTTTCGTAGGCCGCAGCTTCCTCCTCGCTGACCTTGTACTGCTCGATTTCCGGCTCCAGTTCATCCAGCCGTTTCCCCAGCGCCGCCGCCGTGGATTCGACCACATGAAGCGCCCGGCAGATCATTGAGCCGTCCACTTCGGCATCTTCCAGCCTTTGCGCAAGCTCCATGCAGCGCGTCTCCAATTGCACGAGCCGCCTGTCGCAGTTGTCCGCGGCTGTTCTCAAGTCGGTCAGTCTCTTGCGCAGCACCTCGTTGTCCGCCTCCAGCTGCGCTATCCTTTTGCGAATCCCCATTTTTCTCTCCCTCAAAATCCAAGATAGCCGGCGTCCCATTCCCCGCCGCACACGAAGCTTTCGTAATCGTCTGCTTCCGTTTCGTCCTCCTGCTCCATCGCCTCGCGCTCCTGCGCCGCCTCGATCTTCCGCATCACGGAGTAATACCGGCAGCTGTCGACGTTATGTGTGATCTCGTGTGGCTGCTTGGCGCAATCGTCCGGGTTCTTCTCGTCGGATTGGATGTCCTGCAAATGCCCAATGGTCTTTTCGCACGTCGTGAAAAACATGAGCATCGGCATAGTCTCCCGGCCGGGGAACATCTTGCGGACGTAAGGGTCTTTCACCGGGGCCGGAGCCATCATGTCCCGCATGACCATGTGCCCCTGTACACGGTTGTTGTCTGCCTTGACCAGCGGAACGCCGTATTCCGTGAAAAGCGCCGCCATCGTCTTTCCCGTGTCCTTCTGCCGGTTCCACATATCCGGCGGCGCATAGGTCGCCAGTATCTTGTCGTGCCCGGCAAGCTCGCGAAGGGCCGCCGCCGCAGGCTTTACCGTCAGGTCAGGAGCGTCCTTTTCCCTCAGACACCAGCTGCGCCCGTCCTCGTCCACCGCCCAAATGTGCCCGGCCAGCATATCGAAGCCGTAGTCAAAGCTTCGATATCGCGGCCAGTGATCCGGCACGGAAAACGGATGCGCAATATTCGCAGGGCCGAAATCCTTGAAGTAGTTGCCGCCCAGTATGTCCCAATTGCCGTAGCGGTAGGCGTCCCGTATCGAATCGGGCAGCTTGGAAAGAGAAAGCTGATATGCCTTGCCGGCCTCCGATTCCATCAGCGCCGTGTTGTCTTCCACCGTCGCGAACACAAACTTGAAGTCCGCCGGGTCTTCCCGGCGCTCCGGGTCAGGATCGTCCGTGTTGTACTCGCCCTTGACGAAAAGCCGCTTCACCCACCGGTGACCTACGCCGCCGGGGTTGCACGTTATGTACATCCGCTTCGGAAAGTCGTTGACGCCTCGGATGCAGGTGTTCAAAAACCAGAACGCATCCTCCGAAAACTGCGTAGCCTCGTCCAGAAAAATAACGTCGAACTCAAGGCCCGTATACTCCAGCATCGACTGCTCGCCGTTCCAGTGACCGAACGCGATGGTCGAGCCGTTCGTAAAGGCCATGATGTGGCTCGACCCGTTGTAGCTCGCCATCTCCTGCGGGACAAGCTGCTGCATCGGCTGTATCATGCCCTTCTCCAGCTCGTTGTAGTGCTGGCGCATGATGATGATCTTTATGCCCGGATAAACCTGCGTTAACGCAAACGCTTTCATCCGCACAGCCCAGCTCTTGCCGCCAGCCTTCGCTCCGCCGTACCCGACGTAGCGCTCCGTCGCGTCGAAAAATATCTGCTGTTTCGCGTTCGGATGAACGTCTATTACCTTGCTCGCGGCGCTTCTACCGCTCTGCCTTCTCGCCATGTTTCCCCCAGATGTACGAAAAGAGAGGCCAAACCCGTCCCTTGGGTCTGGCCTCTCTTGGCGGCACTTCTTCCGTCGGCTGCTCGGCCCTTAAAGGGGCTCACGTCAGCGCATATTCACTTTCTCGCCTCAGTCGACCCGGCTCCAGATGGCCGCTGTCTTTCTCCATTCTCCGGGGTACTCGCTCGGCTGCTTCCCCTCCGGAAGGCTCATCTGCACTCCTACCGGGAACGCCAGCTCCTTGTTCACGCCGTGTGCGAATCGAGGCAGCTCGCACCAGACAGACAGCTCCACGACACTTCCGCAGCGTGGGCAGATCACGTCTACACCAGTCGCCTCCGCCCCGTATCGAAGCTTTGCTATCGTCCTCCGGCACGAGGGGCATCGCAGTTTGTCTCCCTCCCGGTATGCCCGGCCGTCTCCTTGCAGTTTTCCCGCAGTTTTGCCCAATTTTTATACCCCCCGTTTCACCCCTATAGGGGGAGCGTTTATATATAAATTATTTTATACAAGCTTGGGGAGAAGTCTGGAATGGCTGTGTAATCTACCCGTAGCCCCGCCGCCGCGACACCCCGCTTTTCCGCCTATGGGGGGTGGTAGAAATCGACGAAGGGAGGGGAGTGTACGCCGGGAAACGGTATGAGCCTGCGCCCTGCGCCCCCCGGCCCAGCCGGGGTAATAGGCCGCCCAGCCAGAGCCGCCGCCGCGCCGCCCTGTAATCGCTGATTCGGCATAAAGCTTATTATGCCGATAGTTTTAGCTCGCTAAAGAATCCAGTGTTATCAATGCTTTTCGCCATTTTCCCGCCTGAAACCGCCAAGTCAAGCGCCAGAAATGATTACTCCACGTTGATAATGCCGGCCTTTTGCCGTCTATCTCCCAATGCTTTCCAGCGACGCGCCGTTAATGACGATGTTGACCGCGCCGCCGCCGTTGTCCTGCGGTCGGTCTATCCATCCGCCGTTAGCCTGCTGCTTGAGAGCGTTAAGACAGCCCTGCGCGACCTTGGGTTGACTGGTTGCCGTCCTGGCAAGCCAGCTCTCGCGGCGGTCTCGCGCGCGAAGTAGTATCTTCGAGTATTTTATACTATCCTCCCCTGTATAGTCAGCTTTACACAGCTGGTCTATACGGTCTTGAGAGAGATTGAGGAACACTCTAAGCCCTGCATAATCGGGAAATATATTATCCTCCTCGCAGCTGGAGAAATACTCGTCTACCCTCCGGCCGAAGTCCTCCGGCGTGGCATATCTCGGCTTAGGCCCTCGCTTACCCATGGTACAACCTCCTCCCCCCGTGTAAGTATATCTTGTCTATCTATGTAGCACGGTTCGTCCAGATTGTCAATACTTTGGAAAAATATTTCCCATATCGGAAATATATTTCCTGTCCCGCCCGCGTGCTCCCTGTTTTACGCCTGCGACCGCCAAAGCTCGCGCTTCGTCATTTCGCACAATCCGGCGGCGGCTCGTTTGTGCAATCCGCAGAATGCGCAAAAGGGGGTTGACATACGGCGATGTTTGCGCTATGCTCAAGGCGTCCCAAGCGAGGACGACACAACACGACAGGCCGCAAGGCCGGGAGGAAAAAAGAAAGGAGCTGACGACCACGGCCAGAAAGACGACCACCAGCAGCGAGGTAAAAGCCCGCTGGATATCCGCCAACTACAAGAGATATGGCGTATCCCTCCGATACGATACCGACGGCGAGTTGATCGAGTATTTGGAGGCAAACAAGGACGAGGACGGAAAAGGCATAACAAGGATTTTCCGCGAAGCGCTCACAGAGTATATC